AATCATCTTACGGAAGAAGATCTTGCGGATATCCATCCGGTTCCGCTTGACGTTGCAGTCAATGGTTTTCCAGGTGTTCCTAATGTTGATGCGCAGAAGTTTACAACTTCTGCAGGACATGGGCATACTGGCGCTAAATTGCAGTTTCTCTCAGAGCAAGAGGCCTATGAAGAATGGTCACACTATCGTAAATACGATGATGTGATCGTTTCGGAGGTTAATGAGATGAGAGAAAATGCTGCAGCGGGAATTCGTCCGCATGCTATTTACAATAGCAATTTGAAGGATGAGATGCTTCCATTGCGCAAGATTTTGGCAGGTAAGACTAGAACTTTCTATGTATGTCCTGTCGCTTTCTTGTGCAACATGCGCATGTCTACTCTTGCAATGTGTCGTGTTATGATACGTCGAAGGGACATCTTTGGGATGGCCATTGGCTTGAACACACATTCTGAAGAGTGGAATGATTGTTGGGAGAGAGCTCAGAAGATCGCTGGTGACAATGGAATTGCCGGTGATTTTCAGTGTTATGAGTCAATCCTAAGCATTCTGATTTCGAATGGAACGAACGAAGTTTTCAAGTTCCTTGCAGAACTTTCCAAGAACTATCCTGATGAAGAGATGATGGTTTTGGACACCTTGCTTGCGGATACTGTAAATCCAACGATTAATTTCTTTGGTACGCTTATCACATTGCTTGGTGGAGAGGCGTCGGGTCAGCAGATGACTACACCTTTCAATTCTGTGGCAAATAATCTTTTGCATATGTATGCTTTCGTCATTGTTATGTTGGAAGCATTGTGTAAGAAGATGCCAGACCTCTTTGAGGAAGACTTTGATCTGGATGAGATTGCTGATGAATTTTTTGAGAAAGTTTATCGTGATACCCTTGGAGATGATGTGTATCTCAAGGTTTCTCCAGAATGTCCAGAGTACAATCACACCTCTATCCAAGGTGTGTTTTCTGGAATGGGAATTGTTTACACTATGGCGGATAAAACCGCAGAGAGTGTCCCATACATCTCCTTGAAAGAGGTGTCTTTTCTGAAGAGGAAATTTGTGGATCATGAGGCCTTTCCGGGTCAGAAG